CCCTGCATCAGGGCATAACCAGACGGAACGGTATCTGATGGCCACGGGATTGGTGCGCCGACTGGGTAGCTTTCTGGTGGAAGATTTTTCGAGGTATAAACTTCTGCCCAGTCTTCCTCAAAACCATAACCGTCTCTTGAAGAACGGTAGAACAGACCACCATTTCTGTAATGCGCCTTCATCTGCAAGGTCGGGCAACTTCCGACTCCGGTATAGAAGTTAACCAGAATATAGCTGTCGGCAGAGCGAATGACATTGTAAGCGCCTGATTCGGCATTCCAGGGAACGCCCCCATCCGCATCGGCATACGTATCCGTTGCTCTTCTGGCAAAAGCAGCAACATGCGCAGCGGTTAAAGTGATATCAGTAGAACCATCAAACGAGACGCCATTGATAGTACATGCTGTCTGCAACTTGGTCGCTGTAGCCGCATTACCAGAGGTGTCCTGATCCCCTTTGGCATTGACGCCGGGAATTGAATCTTTTGACGTATAGACCTGCGCCCATTCAGACCAGTTGGCAGAATCAGTATCACGCCGCGAACGGATATGTACGGGCGCATGGTCACCGCTCGTGCCACTCCAGCCAATGAATAACTCACCTTCGCCAGCAGCGGTGGCACCTTTAAGGTGAAGCACATTGCCATAGGGGGAAGGGTAGCCATTGTTGTATGCCTCATACAGCTGAATCCCGGATGTTCCCTGTGCATTCGCCTCTAGGGCCGTTACGCGACCGCGAGATACCAGAGTATTGATATTAATGTCAGCCGAACCATCGAATCTGACGCCATTAATGTTTATGGCTGTTTTTAATTTCGTCGCGGTGTCGGCGTTCCCTGTCAGCGCCCCGGTGATCCCACCGTTGAAAGTCTGGCGTGCACTCCATTTGTTAGCCGTGCTCAACAGGGGGATCTTTTCACCGCTTGTGCCAAGTTCTCTTAAATCAAGGTATTGGATAACAGCAAGGACGCTTGTTTTGGCCAGAATATCGCGACCGACTGACGTTAAGTCAGTCTGAGAAATAGTGTCTGTACCGGTAAAGTACGGCAATTTATTTGCGCCTGTAGCAAGACCAGCAAGCGCGGTTAAAGTTGCATCCAGAGGCTGTTTGCCTGCCAGCGCATTTGTCATTGTTGTCGCAAAGTTCGGGTCATTACCAAGTGCTGCGGCAAGCTCATTCAGGGTATCAAGAGCTTCTGGTGATGAACCAACCAATGCGGATATGGCAGCTCTTACATAAGCGGTCGTAGCAATCTGCGTGTTATTCGTACCCTGTGCAGCGGTAGGCGCAGTAGGTATTCCCGTTAATGCAGGACTTGCTAAAGGAGCTTTAAGAGCCAGAGCATTGTTGATAGTTGTGCTGAAATTCGGGTCGTTATTGATCGCAGCAGCTATTTCTTTAAGCGTATCCAGTGTGCCAGGTGCACCGTTGATAAGTGCCGTTATAGCTGCCTTAACAAAGGCTGTATTTGCGATCTGCGTGCTATTTGTACCTTGCGCTGCCGTCGGCGCGGTTGGCGTTCCTGTCAGACTCGGGCTTTCTATTGGCGCTTTGGTATCAGCAAGATCTTTTACAGACTTAACGGCTTTAGGGGTAGCCGCCATTGTTTCGCTGTCGCTGTTAGTTTCGCTACTGAGCTGAACTAATCCCTTTTGCGTTGTGCTTGCATCCTGCGCCGTATACTTACTGTTCGCCAGATCGTAGGCTTTTTTAACTGCCAGCGAACTTGCAGCAACATCACTTCTGCTACTGGTTACAGAGTCTGAAATATCAATGCCGATCGTGCGGTTAATACGCTCGGATGTATCAATCATCTCCTGGGTAATGGCTGATACTCCAGCAGGGATATTCACCGTACAAACAAGCAGCTCCCCATCTCCTAACTGATATGAATCGGTATAGGTTCTGGTAACAAATTCAGCCGCATGAATATGTGACGCGGTATTAACCTGATAGGTATCCTCTCCAAGGAGGTATCTTCCCTTCAGCACAATTGCATATTTCTTGCCTGCACTAAGTGCAAGAGGAATATCCGTACATTGCTGAATAGTTACCTGGTAGAATTCACCAATATCCACCGACGCCGCGCCTGCGGTTTTATCTCCATCCACTGAGGTGATTAACAGGTTCATCCCACCGCCAGGCTTAGGTAAGAAACCGGCATAAAATCCCGGGTCAACAATCCCCCTGAATTTTCGGTTTAGCGCGGCTGACAGATATGGTTCGTGGTATTGCACATCAGCAACCAGAGCCAACGACTCGGGTGATGGGTAAGTAACCGATGTAACAACTGTAACGTCATTCATCAAGCATATCCTTATGCTGTAGTCGTGTTTATGGCCATAACTGCGGTATATGTTTTGCCCACATACAGCGAGTCTTCCTGGACACAAATAATGGCGATTGGCTTGTTCTCGTTATCCAGAACAACCAGAGTGTTGAATGGGTAGTTTTTCCCTTCCTGCAACTGGCTTTGATCAAGGTCCATTCGGACAGTAATTATCCCACCTGAGTAGGTTGGCACGAGGTTGATGGTACAAAATTGGCTGGTCAGTTCTGCCAGATCGAAAGCCTTTGGCAGTTCTCCAATCTCATAAGTGCCATCTCCTTTCTTAGTAACCAGAGAACTGGTACCGAAAACGGCCTTGCTGATTAAAAATCGAGAGCCTTTGTTAATGGACGATTCAGCGCGCCGCTGATAGTAATAGTCCAACAACTGACTCTTATAGAGGTTTGTTGAGACGTCAGACATGATTTTCCCTAATCACTGTTGTGAAGCCTCATTGTAAGAGAAGTAACTTGTCACCCCGCCCTGCGGACGGGGTGATTGTCAGGCGTCGCTATCCAGCAACAAATCATCTGCGCGGGTGCGATCAAACGTAGGTGTCGCTTTCACAATAGTGCCACCAGGCGTTGCGGTGATCGGGGCGCTAATCGACGTAACTCCAGTAAGCGAAGTTGTATCCGAAGTTTCAAACCAGCAGAATGCTTTTTCGGTATCAGAAATCTCGTTCAAAGTGATCATGTCGGCCTGTTCATTTACAACAACCGACAAATAGAGCGTAAGCCCATCAAACACTATATGCAGTGGCAGTAGAGGCTTTACGAACTGATTAAACTTTCTGAGAATTTCTTCTGTAATTGCGGACTGATCTATCGTGCCAGTAATACCCATTGTCCGGGCCAGGTCGTTTATGGGAATACTGATCATCCCTCTGGAAGTCAGAAACATCTCGCCGAATGTGCCGCCGGTAGTCTCCAATGTGCTTTCTGGTATTAGAACTGTGCCATAGGGATGACGCTCAAGGTCCACCGGTGCATATATCGGATCCCATAAAACAGAAATACCGTTAAATTCGCGGTAAATTGTCTGGTTTATAGGACGTTCAGTTCCCTTAAAGTGGATCTCATCAAGCCGCTGTTGTAACAACATCGGAACGGAAGATGAGTCCGAGGTTCTGATAGTAAAGAACTGGCCAAGTTCATTTGTCCTGGTCTCCAGATCCTCCTTGCTCATGGAGAAAATAGACTTCCGGTTGGTAATTCGCTCCAACCATGGGTCAACAAAGGTGTCCATCATTGACTGAACCAAATCAGCCAATGATTTATAGAGCAATGACTTTTGCTTAGCTGATGTAAGCCGGTTATTAAACCAGGAACGCTGCATCACTCCTCCTCATACGAAATATTAAAGGTGGAGTTTTCTGTATCCAGATAAACGAAATCGTAAAAGCCGTTGGACTCATTCCACTCGACAAATTCCAGATAAAAGTCGCGGAAATAACCCAGCGTTTCGATAAACGCCCAAACGTCTTTTTTCTTAATCAGGATGTACTTCCCGACGCGGTTCGGATCAAAGAAAGTTGAGTCGCGCCCAAATTTTGTTTCCAGTGCCGACTTCAGCTCATCGGTTACATTCTCAATGGTCAGGCTTGCCGATATCCGTCCGGTGATGGTTATCTTAAATGGTAGTTTTCTGACCTCTTTATACGAGAATTTCTTGTTCAACTCATTCGGCACCTTCTTAAAGGCAGCCAGGATCATTTCTTCAAGCTCTGACTGGCTTTTATTTGGATGCCACCCTGAAATAAATATCTTATTGATATTCCGAACATTATAAGCACCATCTAATTTCTCTTGCTGGCCTTCGCCCCATGCCTTTACCCATGACAGTCCCGGGATGTTACGCACCAGAAAATACGTATAGTCCCCGCCCCATACGACCTGATCATCATAGGCAAGGTAATATTGTGCACGATTACGTGTGATCTCCGTTGTTTCGGCATCGGTACCTGCGGTTATGGGTGTCGTTGTCTTAACTGAAATCAAATTAGCTAAATTAGCCGCAGAATCGACAGGCGTCAGATTTTGGCCAGCAACCAAGGTTATATCTCCGTTGGTGCACCATACCTTAAGTGTAATGGTCGAGCCTTCTGGCGGTATTTGCCCAATTAGCCCATCACCGAATCGAACCCCCAACTGCTCGGATGGTTTATAAAACTCAACGTAGACTTGGCTTTTACTACCGGCTAACCGGAACATAGTGCTGGAAGACCACTGCGTGGTCTTACCATCGGTCGTCACGAATACTTCCAGCTTATAGCAGACAGCAGTGAGAGCCTTTGATAACACGACTTCCAGAAATTCTTTGGCTGCCGTAACGGTATATGTCACCTCCTGGATTTCCAACTGTGCCACTTCTACCGTACCGGTGCCGTCAACCAACCTGCATACATCCATAGTCATGTAAGGGTACTGGTCGTCAGATATTAAAGGCATGTTTTTGGGGATTACCGCTGGGGCATCTTCACTTGTGGCGGTGATCTCAATCATCCCCGATGACGGTGTTGGCTTGGTACCAACATAATTGTTCGTTTCTGCCGCAGCCAGGATAGAGGAACGCCGCGTCGCGGTCGATATAAAGCCTTCAGCCAGCGCCGCATCGGCATATTGAAAACACCTGTACACAATCTGGGTAATAAACAATATCAGCATCGAGACAAATTGAGAGCCGACAAACTTCGACCAGAATGAATCTTTCTCGACAAGCTCTTCAAACTCTGCACGAATACTGTCTTTAGTCGGTGTTGTTTTACTCATAGCACCACGTCCTGTGTGATAGTTATATCCCTGATACGAATGGATATTTTCAACTTATCAAAAGCATCTCCCTCGGCTACTGACAAGCCAGAAATCGGTATGTCGGGTAAATCTACCGTCAGTTTTTGCAAAAGCATTGCCTCAACCGCAATTTGAACATGCGACAAGTTGGTCGGTTCGTGTTTAAACTGCGGTAAAACATTGCCCCATGACGGATCTCCGTATACCTCACCCTGATAAGTGTTTAGCCACTCATATAAACGAGCGCCCCAGGCCTCCTCCTGGGACTCATACGTTTTTACGCCGGATAACTCCAGCGTCAGTAAAGGATCAATTTCGTTATTGTTGGCCATCAATCAACTCTCGCGTAGTCATTCATCAACGGATCATCAATTGACAGTGGCACCGTGCGCATAACGCCCGGTTGAGGCGTGCTGACCTTTACGACAGTTCCCTGGCCTTTCGCCGAGTCTTTGGTGTGCTCTTCAATCCTGGCAAGCAATGAGGTCATCTGCGCAAACAGCCGCTTCGTTTCACCATCAAGTGAAACGGTATTATCAGCCAACTGCATTGTCGGCTTGGCACCAGAACCGCCAAGGTCACTAATAACCTGCCCGTCTATCTGCATACGACCGGTTGGTTGCTGCAAATCGTTGGCGGCAGTCGTCACCTGGGGCGTGGAGTCTGGTTGAGGAGAATTATTTGAGCGCATTCCCCGGGCATTAATGAGTTTGTCATACAGTCCATCAATCCCCATTTGTGCGCCGAGCTGGTCAAAGTAACTTGAGTTGTTGGCCACCGGACGTGCCTCTTCAACTGGCATAGGTGTATCAACATACACATTGCCAGCTGCCGTTGCGGTTCCCCTTCCTCGTGCACGTTCTTCGAGGGTTCCCTGGACGACTTCCCGACGCATCCCCCGGCCATTCATGAATTTGTTGACCAGATCGTTAACGCCAACAGCATTGCCGATTTTGTCTACCAGACCGCCTTTCTCAAACGGGCTATCACCAGGGGTAAACGCCAGACCAGTAGACTGATCGATAACGGCGTTATCAGGCAGTGGTCCCCTCACTCCAAATTGCGCCCCACCCTGTGCTCCTGCCCCAGGTGTATAGATTTCACCACCTAAATAGCGAGCACGATGAGTATTGACCTTGATCGCGTACTCACGGTTTTCTTTCGATAAGTCACCTGTGCCTTTTTTCCACTTATTAATAGTGCCAAACCCAGCGTTATATGCAGTGATGGCCTCGTTTAAGTCTCCATTGGCTTGCTTCAGATACTTGCTCATGAGAAGAGCCGCAGCTTCTGCCGATTTTTCCGGATTAAAAGAATCTTCCCGGGATAATCCAGTTTCCTCACGAGCAACGCTCGTAAACTGGAACATTCCGAGAGCGCCACCACTTAGCTTTCCATTTGGTGATCTTGTAAGCGTAGATTTTGCGTTAGGATCACCACCAGATTCAGTTGCAGCGATCGCGTAAAGAGTACCTTCAGGAAGGCTATATTTATTCTCTAGTTCAGCAAAATACGGAGCCAACTTATCGAGATTTGCCTTACCTTCAGCGCCAAGACTTCCGACTTTTACATCCAAGTTGCCATTGTTGTAGGTATCCGCAGCTTTCTGAATGTCATTCCTAGTGCCAGTGGTATTAAGCGACGATGATGACGAGCTATTTTGACCAATAGCTTTATCAATTTTCTGCAACGCGCTATTGCCCGTTTCTACGGCATTTGCATTGATAATCTGATTAGCAGTTTCTTTAACTGTTTTATTGCTATCTTTCGCCGTGTCCAGTGCCGCATTTATCACGCGGGTAACAATATTAGTCTGTTTGGCATCGGATTCAGTTTTAGAATCAGATGTCTCCTGGTGGCTATTAACCGGAGCTTTTAACTCTGGAGTGATTTCTTTCGCATTAGCCTCGCCGATCGGATTGGGTATTTTTGATACAATCATTGCCGCAGGGGTATTTTTAACGGCATCAACCGCTGCATCTAATGCTTTACCGGGTAAATTTTTAACCCCATCCCAAATATTACCAGCCGCCTCTTTAATGTGTTTCCCTGGGTTCTTAATGAAATCAATTGCACTATCAATTGCATCACTGAAAACCTGTTTCAGGTTATCGACAGTAAAGAAGTCTTTGATGGCATCCAGCTTTTCAAGCAGCTTATTAGATGTATCGCTAAACCATGCTGAAACAGCATCACCAATCTTTGCTGTGTAATCATCGAACTTGGTAGAAATGGTGTCGCCAAGGTTAGAAATATATGTTTCTAAGTTGGTAATCCCACTATCAATGGCCTGGGCAATACTTTCCGTCGAAAATGATTGCAACATATTGCCGATATCCTCAAATCCAAGTGATTTGAGAACCTCACCAATGGCGCTGCTAATACCAGATACCAGTCCCCCCATATCAAGAACATTAGCTAACGTATAAGCGGCTTTTTGCTGGAATGATGGATCTTGTCCTGATTTAAGCCCAAACGCTCGACGTTGCGCTTCTGTATCATTCCAACCGGTTACCGCACCATAAATACCTCCAGCCACTGTGCCGACTAGGGGAATTGCGCGTAACGCCCCTTTACCAACTGCCTTTAATCCAAGTTTACCTGCTGCCCGGGCAGCCAAATCTCCGCCTTCATGAGCGAGAGTCTTCTTGCCACCACCGCGTAGCATTCCTACAAGTTTCTTTGCCCCCAGAGCGCCAAAAGCGAGTGCTCCAGCTTTTTTCAGCATGCCACGCCCCATTAACAACGACGCGACGCCACCGGCCCCCTTCCCTAACAGGCTAAATAGTTTGGACAGCAAGCCGCCCTTCTTTTTACCGGTGTTTTTGGCTATCTGATCAAGGGCACGGAGAATCTTGTCATTGCCCTCTTTAATTTCGCTGGTCTGCTCCTGAAGTTCCTGAACCGTCCGTTTTTGGGTGTTAACCTGAACGACATCGGCACTATTTTGCGATTTACGCCTAAAAAAACCTTTTCTACGGCTGTTATCGTCATTGCCACGAATCACATCGGCAATAGACTTTCTGGCACCATTAAGCGATCCACCAACTTCTTTTGATATCCCGCCAAGCTCCTTCCCTGCTGCCCACAATGGACCAGCAACGGCGTAACCTAACGCATCGACGGCACGAGTCTCTGAAGGGTTACCTATGCCTTCAGCTACTTTTGACAGTTTTTTTAATAAACCTGATTCAGCATTTAGACGCTCATCATCCTCTTTTCGCCTGGCCTTTTCTGCTCGTTCAGCACGGGCATCTTCCGCTGCGGCCTTACTCCCTGACTTTCCAATAAAACGACCACGCGCATCGCGTTGGTTTTGGCTTTTTTGCGCACCGCCTTTTTGACCGAACATTTCGCGAGCGTGTTCGGCTGCTTCGGTCCGTTGTGCCTTTACATCCTCTGGTATAGCCTTCCTGCGTCGTTTTTTACCCTTTTGTGTGGTTGATTTGGCCCGCTGTTCCTGTTGAGCAACATCTTCCTGAACTACACGAGAAACGTCCCCTAAATTAAGCCGTTTCATTGCGTCAACAATAGGGTCTACGGATGGCGCTTTGGCCACAAAGTCAGGCCGGGAATTTTCGATTGTGCGATTTAATGCCGACACGCTGCGAGAGACAGGATCAACAGTAGCAACTCGCCCCCCTTTCAAATCTTCAACAGCTTCCCGAATACCTGCAAGCTCTTCCAGCTCTTTTGCGCTGGCGGTTTCAACCGTCCTTATCACATCGTCAATGTTGGCGTTTTTTCTTTCCATGATCTTATCGCCTACCGCTTCGGTTTAAGTTTTTCTTCCAGTTTCTCCAACAGGAAAAACGCATAGGATTCAGTGAGCCTTTCAGCGTCCTGAATCGGTATACCCCCATACAAAACCAGGTTGGACACTAAGGTCTGATAGCTTTTCAATCCCCACCTGTGGAATGAAGTCGGTAGCCCGAAAGGGCACCCACAGACGGGTATACGCACCCTCTGTGGACTCCTTTTTATCCTGGTTTGGGCATTTGTGCGGCGGGAGACGAAGACGCATTTCGCCTTTATCGATGTAGCACGGTAAACCATGTTCGAGCTTTTCATGAGCCAGTCGGATGTGTGCCGCCAGCTTCATAAATTCAGTATCAATGGCCATCCGTTTGATCGTTTCATAACGACGCTCAGCCTGCTCTTCACGAGTACCGCTAACATCGTTATAAAGTTCACACTGATAAGCGAATTCCCAAAAACGCAAATCAACGATCGCTTCTTTGAATTCCGCGTCGTCTTCAGGTGGCAATGCTGCACGGCGCATCTCCAGCATTTCCATTGCCCAACCATCAAGCGGCACGATACGCCATTGATAAGGCACGCCCTCTACAGACACCTCAATATCGTCAATGAACGGTTCCACTTCCAGGACCTGGATATCTTCAGCCAGAGCATTCATATCGCAATCGTAATAATGCTCTTTACCGCAATGTTTACAGGTGTAGGTGAATGTCTCGACCGGTGTTTCACGGGAGCCAGTAAATATCCACCATAACGCGGTAATCCGGTCCTGCGCCGTCCATGTCAGGGGATCATATTTCGCGGGTTCAGCCAGCAAGGCTTTTAAATACGCCGTTGTCTGTTGTTCTTGTTCCTCCGGTGTTATCGAGTTGAAACGCATCGCATCAGCAATATTTGGCTGACGGAACTGGATCAATTCAGTTGGCCGCGATGGTAGCGGGAAAAGAGGTAAAAGCATCCTTGCTCCTTAATTCAAAGAGAAAAACTAAAGCCCAGAAGGGAAGCTAAAGAACTTGAGGATTGGTTAAACGTGCTGTGCAATGCGAAGGTCATTGGGAATGACTTAAATTCCGTAACCTGATCCCGCGCATAGGTGACATCGCCGGTAGTGACCGGGAATACCGTCATCTCATTTTCCAGTTTGGTTAAACCGGAGGACAGCAACCGATAAATACGCACATTGAGCAAATATTTAGACGGTATATTCCCGGTACCGTCCGGATTGATCACCCGACCTTTTGCCGTCTTAAACCAGTCCAAAACGAGGCCATCAACGGTATCCCTGACCATCATTGTTATCTGCCCAGGCGAACGCTCCGTTGGCTGAAGGATATTCCCTCCGCCTATTTTAATCGTTTCATATTCGATGCTGTAATCGTGGTAGGTAATGTCTTTGGCAAAGAAGTCTGCCCCCTCCAGACCATCAACTTCGACAGAGAACTGCCATCCTTGCGCGAACAGCATTTTGTTCATGATGATTGACGTCAGCTTACCAACTTCCCGCTCACCAACGCCGGAGCCAAATAATGTCGTCGTTAATGCCGAAGATACATAAGACTTTACTGAAGCAACATTAAGCCCCATATCAGCCCCCTCACTTCAACATGGATGAGAAAAGAACAATTCCCGGGATAATTGCCCTTGTTGCGCTCATTTTCTCTTCCAGATCCAGCTTTCGCTGATACAGCGTGTTCTCGTCGGATAAATTGCTGGCATCGAGTTTCCCCGCGATAGATATTCTTCGCAGGCGATCTGTGTTAGGTATCGCGATTAACACTTCCAGATAGTCAGAAAGTAACCCAATGATTTCAGGTGGCACTTCCCCATTATCCAGATCCATATCACGCAAATTAGCCAGATATGACACATTCAGTGGGTATACCGCGCGATGGGTATCTTCAAGCTCGATATTCCCATCGTAAACATCGGAGTAGACAAGATCGCCGGTGTGATCTGTAACCGATACGAGCGCAAGAAAATCAGCTGGGCAAGCAAGTGATTTACTGGCCTGATCGGTGAAGCGTATCCGCTTGATGTGCCCCGCCCTATCCTGGTAGGTTCCCAATGCTTTTCTTAGCAGGGATTCCAGTAAAGCAGGTTCATCCGCAATCAAAGGTGTGAAGCGGGATTTGACGTCTTCGAGTAATTGTTGTGGTGTCATTGAAACCTCGTAGAATCTGGTGTGTTAACCGATTCTACGAGTAGTCATTTGTTCATTGAGTAGGAATGTTGTTGTCTGGGGGGTAATCAGTGTAGGTGGAATGAGGAATATGATATGGTTATCACATAATCAGATTGTTTTGAGTAAAACAATAAAACGCCCTTTAATGGGCGTTTTGTTAAAACTTAAATTGACTATCATTTCAAATACTATTTTAATTCTATGTAATTTTTAAATTCCCTCTCATATTTATACATGATGTTATCAAATCCTTCCATTACATCAACGAATTGTTGTGAACATTCCGGCTTCCAAGGCGTACACTTACGAACCATATCCATTTTATTCTTATCCTTCGTTGTATCGACTAAGGATAGGTACCCTATAAAATTCATCATCTGAACAGGATCTTGATTTGTGAATATATATTTGACGTTTTGCTTAGTAGGTGAAAAAGAATCAAAAGCAGGGAACATATATTCACCAGAAAAAGAGAGTGCAGCATCAATGACGTCAGTTGCTGGAGTGCAGTTGCTCAGAATTGGCACTAAACTAAAATTAGCACCGGAGCACACTGCATATATATCATCCCCTTTTTTTAGTTTTAACAGAGAGTTTTGTTTTGAATCCAACACTTTCAATTTGATATAATTTAGTGGCGTTGCATTTTCCCCTGGAGTAAATAACTCTACAATTGGTTCATTATTCACCATTCTTATGGATTTTATTTCACCATATACAATTGAAATTTTATTCCATTTTTCCTGAGCGGCAAATTCATTATCTTTAAAATCATTAACCAACTCAGATGGAAAATGATAACCAAATTGATTATTCATTGCTTTCGAGGCAAATCCAGACAAATAGAACACCCTTACTAAATCATAATCTTTTTTTGAAGTAGAAAGCCAATCTGGCAATTTATTATCAGCTATCGCGCTTCCAGCAAAAATAGCACAACAAAATGTTATTACATTAAATAATTTCATTTTCCATTCACTCATTAATCGGTTTAAACTCACTAATCAATTCACCAAGACTATTTGGGTATGCTTTATAAATAACATACTCCGAAGAGCCATCTGAATATTGGTAAACCCCATAACAAACCAGTTTATTTATTCCTTTCTGAATAGTTTTTTGATTATAAGAATCAACCACTGTTATTCCATATGACGATAATATTTCGTTATATTCTTCAATAAGAGCTTTTCTTGTTTCCACTGAATTGCAATCTACCTTCGAAAAGTCAACTTCATCAGCAAAAACATTAAATGTTAAAAAGGAAAGCACTAAAAACAAACGAATCAGCATAAATCCACTCCTACGCATGGATTAATAGTCATTGATCGCAAAGGCGTAAACGTGCCCAAGGTATTTCGTATAATCGGTACAAATCTCCTTCACGCTTGATGCTGCATTAACAGTCCCGGCCATAAATAATAACGGTAGTAATAGTTTTCTCATTATAACCTCACCTGCCTTATAACTCATTTAGGGTACATATTTTCGCCTTTAAAAAAAAGAGGTTATTAGATCCAATTGTGCATTTATTAAACAAGCAATGCTCTAATAAATTTGTATTTTTAAGTCGCGAATGCTATCTTTTCGCATCATATTGACCTTTTAATCGTTCAGGCTTATAGTTCCGCCGTCGTAGCAAATTCTGCGACCGGGTTTAGCAGCCTGAATACTTACGCGGACAACCGCAGATTTCCGATATTGCGGTATTTTTGTGTCCGTAAACCACGTTACGCCCGAATTATGGTGGGGCGTGATGGGGAGGCTTCGGCCTGCTGGTTTCGTAAGTGCCAGTCTGCTAACCCCGTCACGTCCTGCCACCTGTTTAGCAGCGGGTCGCAGGTTGTTTATCAACTTACGAGGCCGTAACTATGGTTAATGCCAATCCTTGCGCACGCCAAGAATTCATCTGGCGTTTCTATTCCTGTAAAAAACACCACTATCACTTCGTTATCGCTGCAACAGAAGACGAAGCACGCTCTCAATTGCCTGATGGCCCCTGCATTTTTACTGCCCGTTTTTCAACTAACTCGCGCAATTCACTTAGTTACTGGAGCCTCCCCTTCTCTGCCGACGTTCAGGGGGGTTTATGAAAAAACCTCTCGTCACCCGTAATGACATAGCCGAAGCGATCGCCCTGCATACTGCCTGTATGCCGACACGGGAGATCCCCGGCGCAATTGCTAACTATTTCATGATAACCAGGCGTTTTTATACCCGAACAGATAAGGCTGTGATCAACAGGCTACTGATAGCCGAGATCAGGGATTATTTGATTGAACAAGGACGTCTACGTTACGCAACAGTGGCAGCAGAAATGAGAAAGGAGGCACATAGAATGACCGGTAATAATTTGAATGTTGAAAAACCAGCACCTGTTACGTCAGCTACGCCAGCACCAGCCGTGAATATTATCCCCAACACCGGAGACACAATCGACAGCCTGACACTGTTAAAGATGGTCAATGAGGCACGGAAATTATGTAGCGAAAAACCAGTTCGCAACAATGATTTCATTGCCAGAGTTAAGGATGAGCTTGATGGGGAGGGTTACGAAATCTTCGTAACCCCTATGGATAAGAAAAAAGGTGGAGCGGATCAGGTAGTTATAGTAATGACATACAAACAAGCCCTGCGCGTTGCTGCTCGCGAATCGAAAGCGGTCCGCCGTTCGCTGATCGACAAACTGGAAGAATTGCAGCAGGCAAACTCCCCTACCCCATCGATCCCCCAAACATTACCAGAAGCTCTACGCCTGGCTGCCGAGTTGGCAGAACAGAAAATGCAGTTGGAACAACAGCTGGTGGCCGCAGCCCCTAAAGTCGATTTTGCCGACCGGGTATCAGCGGCTAATGGAATCCTGATCGGGAACTTTGCAAAGGTCGTTGGACTTAAGCAAAACGCCCTTTTCTCATGGTTGCGCCAGAACGGCATTCTCATGGCTTTTGGTGCGCGCAAAAACGTACCGCGCCAGCAGTACATTAACGCCGGGTATTTCACGGTGAAAGAAGTGGTGCTGGATGATGAAAATGGCTACCAGATACGGCTGACGCCCCAATTAACGGGTAAAGGCCAGCAGTGGTTAACTCGCAAGCTACTTGATGCTGGTTTGTTAAAACCAGTAGCAATAGGTTAACAAAAGAAAAAAACCTGCCAGCAAACTGGCAGGTTTCTGAGCAGATCGTCCAACCCGATCTGGATCGAGTCAGAAAAATTTGCTCTAATAAATTTCGTTTTCTAAGTGCAAAGAATCACCATTTCGAGCTGGTGATTGAAGGTTGATGCAAATTTGGAGAAAAAATGCAACAAACATTCAATGCGGATATGAATATATCAAACCTTCATCAAAATGTCGATCCTTCAACCACTCTGCCCGTTATTTGTGGTGTTGAAATTACGACCGACCGCGCTGGCCGTTACAACCTTAATGCTCTACACAGAGCGAGCGGACTCGGTGCCCATAAAGCGCCAGCTCAATGGCTAAGAACGCTGTCAGCTAAACAGCTCATCGAAGAGCTTGAAAAAGAAACTATGCAGAATTGCATAGTTTCGTTCGAAGGCCGTGGCGGCGGCACTTTTGCCCATGAATTGCTCGCAGTGGAGTACGCTGGTTGGATTTCTCCTGCGTTTCGGCTGAAGGTAAACCAGACATTTATCGACTATCGAGCTGGAAGATTACAACCTGCTATTCCGCAGAGTCTCCCAGAAGCTCTCCGTTTGGCTGCCGACCTGGCAGAGCAAAAGCAACGGCTGGAGCAAAAAATGCTGATGGATGCACCTAAAGTCGAATTCGCCGAACGCGTTGCTACCGCCAGCGGGGTTCTAATCGGCAACTATGCCAAAGTGCTCGGCCTGGGCCAAAACTATCTCTTCACCTGGTTGCGTGATAACGGAATTCTGATCGCAACCGGTGAACGCAGGAACGTCCCCAAACAAGAATACATATCCCGTGGGTATTTCACCCTTAAAGAAACCGTGATCGATACAAGCAATGGAAGCAGGATTTCTTTCACGACTCGTATAACCGGCAAAGGTCAGCAGTGGCTGATGAAGCGATTGCTTGATGCTGGTGTGCTGGTACCTGTCGCGGCTACGCGCTAACAGACGTAGTAAGAACCACCAGCATTGTAATGCTGGCTAAAGTCACTTTCCTGAGCTGTATAACGATGAGCGATTTTACTTTTTCTGGCTATGAATTGGCCTGCTTTGTAACACACTCCGGTCTATCCCGTAGCGCCGGGCATATCCTGTCGCAATGTGCAAATCTCGCGGCAACAACCAGTGAATACTTCATTCACAAGCCTCACCGCCTGATCGCGGCAGAAACTGGTTATAGCCAATCAACCGTCGTTCGTGCATTCCGTGAAGCTGTAAACAAAGGAATTCTGTCTGTAGAGATTGTTATCGGCGATCACCGTGAACGTCGCGCTAACCTGTACCGGTTTACACCATCCTTTTTGGCCTTCGCACAACAAGCCAAAAATGCGCTGATTGAAAGCAAATTAAAGATCTCTTCAGCCGCAACCAAGGTTAAAACTGTTCTCGCTAAGACATTGGCTTTATTTAATTTTTTATCCACACCCCCATGTCAAAATGATACCCCCTCCCCCTGTCAGGATGACGTGGCAATAAAGAATAAGAAGTCACAAGTTAAAAAAACAAAAAGATCAGTTTCCGACGGTGCCGGAACGACCAGCCTCAAAAAACTGACTTCATGGATCGCTGAAGCAAAAGCAAAGGCTGACAATCTGCGGTTATCCAAAAAACGCGCTCAAAAACATGAGTTCAAGCAGAAAGTAGAGGCGGCAGCGCGGAAATATGCTTACCTGAAGAACAAGCGTTCTCCTGATATTGGCTGGATATCAAACTTCGATAATCTACCGCATTGCATGACGGTAAACGAAGCTCTTAATGCGGTATTAGCCAAAAATAAAGATAACGAACAATGGGGTATACCGGTAGGATTCAGAGGGTGATAGATTGCTCTAATTATAACCATGCATACTTTCAACACCTCTAGTTTGCCATGAGGAAAACTCATAGGCGTCCTGGTAAGATGACGTAGTTAGCAAATCAGAACGTCCAATTATTGCAATTAATAAACAACTAACGGACAATTCTACCTAACAATAAGTGGAGTTAACATGTTGAACCGAAGAACATTTAATGTATTCTGCGATGAATCCTGTCACCTACTAAATGATCATAATAAAGTCATGGTATTGGGTGCGCTTTGGTGTCCTGGCACTATCACAAAAAAAATTGCTAGAGACATCAAGGGATTAAAATTAAAACACAATTTAAAACCTGATTTCGAAATCAAGTGGACTAAAGTATCTGCGTCCAAAGTTGAATTTTACTTAGAGGTCGTAGATTACTTCTTCAGCAACCCAGCATTGCGCTTTAGAGGTGTTGTTGTTCCTGATAAAGAGCAACTGGACCATGCTCGATTCCATCAAGATCATAATACTTTCTATTATAAGATGTTTTTTTATGTCTTAAAAAACATAATAGAAAGTAACAACACATACAATATCTACCTAGATATAAAAGATACTTTAGGTATTGAAAAAATTGAGAAATTAAGAGGAGTTCTTCACAATGATCGCTATGATTACAATCATGAGTCGATAAACAGAATTCAACATATACGATCTCATGAAGTGCAACAATTGCAGCTAACGGATCTTTTCATTGGTGCGTTAGGCTACGTTCATCGAGGAATGAATAGCAACGCGGGAAAAATCCAAGTCATAAACAGGATAAAATCACATACAAACAGGGAGTTACTAAAAAGCACTCTTCCAACAGAAAGTAAATTTAATATTTTCGTGTGGGAGGCTCGCTGATGCTTCAAATGCCAGATTTATTGTACTTCAATGGAAGTTGGCAAGAGTATATAGACGATGTATATGATGTTGTTAGAGAAGATATTTTAATCTCTAATATAACGTTTAAGGGTCTCCCTGTTCGATTACGTTATTCACCGGAATATGATGGGAAAGAGTTCGGATTTTGGCATTTAGTATCAGAGGGAAAAATAGAAGAAGAACGAATACCTGATCTTCAAGAAACAGCCCGTATACGGGCTGTTTTAACAGATATCTACAGTAAGCGGTCCTAAACTGTGGGTATCTTCAAAGATCAGACTATCAGGGAGCTAAAGCCAAAACAGTGGCTCAAGCGATACGGGCAACCGAGCTCTGGTTTGCTGCCGGTGGCAGGGCGATGAGCTTGTCACATTCCATAATCACGTACTCCGGGATGAGATCGAATCTGGACGGATCCAGTTGACAGATGAACTCATTTTCAATGTGGTACGTTTCGTTAACGAATTTTCGTATTACCGGATGGTCCTGATCCAGTTCCAGTAAACGGAATACCTGCAGTTTTTCATATCCGTTACGACAGCGACGGTACAGGTTTTTTATTTCATCTGGGCTGCTGACGAGAGCCTGAAGTCGCGGGTAATCAAAACTGTCCACATACTCCCGGATATCCCGCAAGGCCTGCTGAATTTTCTCAGGAGCCATTTTGGGGTAGCCCGTGCCCGCAGCGGCAGGCTCGCGATAATCCAGCGGGGCGACGCGTCGATGGAATAGATTGGATAGAAGCTGATAAGCATCACCACGTTCGTCAACGATTTCAAAGTAGCGACGAAGATAGATGAGCTTAATGATCTCCTCACAGTCTGCTGACGCGGTGATGGATTTGCAGATCTGCATGAATGTCATGATATCGCCGTCGTTAACAGGTAATTCTTCTATGACTCCAGCAGACAGGCGCAGGCAGGAGGCGGTCACCTGATTACTGAACAACCTTCTGACTGACTTCAGCGTGTCAATCACAGGCTCCACGTCATGCGTCAGCATAAGTACAGTCCGGTTCTTCAGGCATTCACCACTTGCACGTCTGAACAGCATTTCAAGAATGGCAAACTTCTTGTTTTTATCAAAAGAGGATATGGGATCGTCAAGGATAATCAGTCCCGGGTTTTTTGACAGGCATTCATACATGAATAACATAATCGCAAAGGCGTTCCGTTCTCCATAGCTGAGATGCTGGCTACCGCCGCTGACGTACCCGTCAAAATCTATGTGTCGTAGCCTGAGTTTTCTCTGATCTCCCTCGCCGGCTATATCCACCCTGTATTTATAGCCTGCATAAGTGAGGAAATTATTGATGTTTGTTTTGTGCTGTGCGATCAGCCGGATCATGCTGTCCCGGTGCCGGTTAATTTTTCCCTGCAGCGGTCCGGCAAGGTTTATCAGGTCCATAAGGGCCGCGTTCAGTCTGTCGGTGATCCCCTGCATGAGTTCGGATTGCAGATCAGGGAAGAACTGCAGGTCAATCAACCTGGCAGTGAGCACCTCCCGAACATTCTGCTGTTCCTGCAGGCTGAAAACATTCAGGCCTCTCAGCGCAGTGAGTTTCTCTGTCAGCGTATCGGTCTGGCGTTTCAACGCCACCAGGTACTCGATATGTTCGGCTTCCGGACCGTTCTGAAGCATAGTGATGGCCAGAAGGCGTTCTCTGGCGCTCTCCGTCAGGTAATTACCGAGGTTTGAGGTGTACTGGCAATAGCGGACACTACCATTTGTTCTTTTTTTAAGCAGCC